AAGCCATACGCTAAAATGTCGGCTGAAGAACGTTTCGTATTTCACCTTAAAAAATAAAAAAAACAAACAATAAAAAATGGCTACTACAACATCATTAACAACTACCTACGCAGGTAGAGAAGCAGCAGGATATATCCGCGCTGCGTTTTTAAGCAACGAATCGCTTGCTGCGGTTACAATCAGAGAGAACATCGAATACAAGCAAGTTATTCGCAAGCTCGTTGACAACGTTACTTTCGAAGCTCCAACGTGTGACTTCACTCCACTTGGAACGGTTACATTAACCGAGCGTATCTTGACACTTGAAAAATTCCAAGTACATCGTCAACTTTGCAAAAAAGATTTCTTAGCGGATTGGGAAGCGAAGTCTGAGCAAAACGGACAACTTCACGCTTCATTGGCTGACGCTATTATAGCGAACGTTTTAGCAGGTGTTGCAGCTCGCAACGAGGTCTTGATATGGCAGGGTGTTAACGCTAACTCTGGCGAGTATGCAGGTTTCGAAACATTGTTCTTGGCTGACGCTGCGGTTCTTGACGTTGCTGATCCAGAAGCAATTACTTCTGCTAACGTAATCGACGAAATGGCGAAACTTGTTGCTACACTTCCAACACGCGTGAAGCGTGCAACTGAGAAACCTGTAATCGCAGTTTCTTCAAACGTTGCTGAAGCATACAGAAGCGCGATTCTTGGTCTTGGTGGTGGTTACTACTTGTATCAAGGAGAATCAGTTGTTATGAACTGGCAGGGACAGTACGACGTTATCGAATGTCCTGGTATGTCTGACGACACAATGGCGTTTTATCAGAAGTCTAACTTGATTTTTGGAACTAACTTGTTAGACCAATGGAACAACGTTGCACTTTTGGATATGTACGCAAGTGACCTTTCTGACAACGTTCGTTTCGCTTGTTCTTTCTTCGCAGCGGTACAATATGGTTTCGGTAACGAGATTGCATTTTACCAATTTACTGCCTAATCAATACCATTCTAACCCTTGCATAATAGAGGTAGCGGCATAAACACCGCTCCTCTTTTGTGCTAATAAAAACATACAAATATGGCATGTGAATTAAGCGCAGGTTTTACACTCGATTGCAAAGACGGAATCGGTGGAATTAAGAAAATCGTTTTGTTGGATCAAATTTTAGTTACAGGGATAACCTTAGACGGTTCTGAAGTAATCACAGCAATTGCTGGACCAACAGATGCAGATTTGTACACATACGAATTACCTACTCAAACAGGTTCTTTCGAAGAAACAATCAATTTCAACCGCGATGCAGGTACAATTTTTTACACGCAGACGGTGAACATCATGTTAAACAAATTAAGTGCTGCAAAGCGTCTTGAATTGCAAACTGTTGCGCAAGCTCGCGTTATTGTTTTTGTAAACGATACAAACAACAATTGGTGGGCTGTTGGTTATGAGTACGGAGCAGACCTTTCTACTTCAACAGCAGGAACGGGAACAGTGTTAGGAGATATGAACGGCTACACATTAGCGTTCACTCACGAAGCTGCAAAGCGCGCTTACAAATTGAGCGGTGCGCCTTCTTCAGTTATAGCGTAATCAAAAAACTTTTACACACATAGGGACAAAACGTCCCTACGTGTTGTAATTTTAACGTAAAGGAAAAGATAGAATGGTTTATCTCAACACAAACACGGCGAATCAATACGCGTATCTTTCGTTAGACGAAGGACGTGCGTACTTCAACGTTGCCTTTACTCATTACCTTCTTGTCATGACTTACGAAATGACAGGTGAAAAATTAGCGCAAGTGGTCGAAGTAATAAACGAGAACGAACGCGTTACAAAAATAAGACTTACCACCGTTGGTCTTGTCGATGCAGGTCGTTATCATTACGAAGTGTATGGACAAAACAGCAGCAGCAATATAGACCCAACCAACGCCGCCGTTCTTGGCTTGATTGAAAAGAGTTTAATGATTTTACAAGACGGAACAATTTTCTTTGACGTTTCAACACCGACTATTCCTGTCGATGTAATTTATACAGGTGCATAATATGAGCAACATACAAGCAATAAATCTTTCGGCATACGAACCAGTTGAAGCAATTGAAACGGAGAATCGTGCGGGTTGGATAAACTACGGACAGAACAATTTATTTCCGCAGCACCTCATAACGCTTTACTACAACAGCCCTATTCATAACGCGTTGACGAACTCAATTGCTTACATGATTGAAGGACAAGGAACGGGAACGATTCTCGACAACGCCTTGCAAGGAATTTCATTCGACTTAAAACTTCAAGGTTCATTTTGTGCTGAGGTGATATGGTCGTTGGACTTCACTCGCATTGTACAAATCAATCACTTGCCGTTCGAAAACTGCAGACTTGCATACGACAAAGACGAAGACGATATCACAGGAATTTTCTACTCGAAAGATTGGGCAAACACGCGTTCTAAAAAAGGTAAACCCGAATTTATTCCTGCGTTCAATCCGTCAATCGCGCAAGAACAACCAAGACAAGTTATTTACGCACACGGCATGATGGCAGGTTCTTCGTACTACGCAAAGCCCGACTACTTCGGTGCGTTGAACTACGTTGAGTTGAGCTATCAAATGGGACTATATCACGTCAACAATATCTTGAATGGTTTATTTCCTTCGTTCATTATTAACTTCTTAAACGGTATTCCGCAGAAAGAAGAACGCGAGGCAATACGTCGCGAATGGGAAACAAGATTGAGCGGTGCAAGTAACGCGGGTAAGTTCTTGATGACCTTCAACGAAGATCCTTCACGCGCTCCACAAATCGAATCGTTTCCTTTGTCGGACGCTGATAAGCAATATCAATTTTTAAGCGAAGAAACAGCGAAGCAAATCATGGTAGGACACCGCGTTGTGTCACCATTGATTCACGGCATACGCGACACGACAGGATTCGGAAGTAACAAAGACGAAATGTTGGTAGGTTTAGAGATATTCAACAACCAAGTTATCAAACCATATCAAAGAATTATTGAAAGAGTTTTCACTCCAATTTTAGGAGAAATAAATATCGAAATGAACTCGCCTTTCAACGACGAAGTTGTCGTTGTTCAACCAACGGTGCAAACTGCTGAATTAAAAAAAAAAGTAGTTGCTGCTGAAAATGATTTTTCAGACGAACAAGGTCGTGTTTGGATTGACGCACTAAAAGAAAAAGGTGAGGTTGTTGACTTAGAAGAATGGGAATTGTTAAGCGAAGAAAACGTTACAGATCCACACAACGAACAAAACTTTCGTCAAGAATACATGAGTATTCGCAGTTATGCAAATGCTGACGAAAAATCTGCGTGGGGTGATACAGGACTTTATAAATTAAGATACGCTTATTCACAAAACTTAAGTGAAGACAGTCGTGACTTTTGTCAAGAAATGGTAGGTCTTTCAAAAGAAGGATTGTCATTTCGTTACGAAGACATTCAAGATATGAGCGACGCAGGAGTAAATTCAGAATTTGCACCAGCAGGGCAAAATTCATATAATTTGTTTCGATATGTCGGGGGTTGCTTCTGTCATCATAACTGGAAGCGTCAAATCTACATACGCAAAAGAGATTCAAAAGGACGTGTACTTCCAAACAACGGACTTGAAAACGACAAGCGTGTTGGAAATAATCCATACGTTCAACCAAAAGGCATAGAAGGAATACCACCAATAGACAGACCAAACAGAGGTTCACTTAAATACTCATAAAAAATGGCACTACAACCTGAAGTTCTTTTAATAGACGAAAATTACATAAAAAAGTACAGTTGGATTAACGGCTCGGTTGATCCGTTGCTTCTTTATCCTGCTATCTATTTGGCGCAGGACAAGTACGCACAGTTGTATTTGGGAACTGACCTTTACAACCGTATCAAAGAAGACGTTGTCAACGACGATATCACAGGCGCATACGCAACGCTTCTTGACAATTACTTGCGTCGTATGATAATGTGGTGGACAATGTACGAAGTGTTGCCTCATTTGTACGTTAAAACAGACAACGGAAGTTTAGTAATTCGCACAAGCGAAGACACTCAACCTATCTCACAAACCGACTTGCAGAACTACCGCGATCAAGCGCGTCAACAAGCTATGTTTTACACGCAACGCATGGTTGACTTTTTGTGTCAGAACAGCGCAGACTTTCCAGAATACTTGACGAACACAACGAATCAAATATGGTCGCAGACAAATGTTTATCCGTCGAACGCTTTCGAGATTAGTTCAGGACGCGACCGCATGCCGTACGAATATCGCAGACCAGGCTTAGGTTGGATTAGATAACTAAAAAATAAAACATGGCTACAAGGGGACGAAAGAAAGACATGGTAAAACAAAAGATTTACGAGGAGAAATTCCGTAAGTATTTAGTAAGAAAAGAAAAACAAATAAAGAAGTTGTCGAATGAAAGTTAACGAGGAAGGTTATTCACTGATTAAGAAGTTTGAAGGTTGTCGATTGAAGGCTTATAAGTGTCCTGCTAACGTGTGGACGATTGGCTACGGAAATACTTTCTACGAGAATGGCGATAAGGTAAAAGACAGCGATGTAATAACGCAACAACGTGCGGACGAATTAGCCAAGTTTATCATTGACCAGTTCGCTGTTTCGATTGCACCGTTCATTTTGCAACCACTCAACGACAACCAATTTAGCGCGTGTGTTTCGTTAGCGTACAACATCGGAACAAGTGGGTTCAAACGTTCGTCGGTATTTAAGAAACTAAACGTCAACCCTAACGACGCAACAATAGCTGATTCTTTCAAACTTTGGAACAAGGGCGGTGGTAAAGTTTTAGCAGGTTTAGTTCGTCGTCGTGAAGCTGAGATACAACTATACTTCAAATGAACACAGAAACCGAAATAGCTTTGATACACGAACAACTTCAAGGAATGGACAAGAAGATTGACCGCATCTACAACGTGTTAATCGGTGACGACCAAATGAAAATTGAAGGTCTTGTTAGCAAGGTGCAGAAGCACGACAAGTACATTCAGAACCAACGCTTGCAGGTTGCTCGTTTGAGCGGTATTGCAACAGCCGCTGGTGTCATTGGAGGCTTAATCGTTCAGTTCATTGTCAAAGTTTTATGAAGGAGAAACTTAAACTTTGGGTTAAGGAATTAGTATCAAGTTCAACGAAAGTTTCAAGTAAAAGAATAATTGCTATATTTGTCGTCATTAACTTAATCGTTTTTAGTTATGTTGCAACTTTTACGACCTACATTATTCCGATTGCGATGTTCGACACACTCGCATTGTTAAGTGGTGGTTTGTTTGGTGGTGCTGTGATTGAGCGATTTTCAAACCAAAAATCAAATGGCGGGACAACACAAGACAATAGCGAGAACAACGGCTGAACAAATTTGCTCACGCTTTCCAGAAACACCTTCGCTAACTCTTGCGAAGAAATTGTTTTCAGAATATCCTGAAATGTACAATGACATCGAACACGCAAGAACAACCATTCGAATAATTCGCGGTAAGATTGGTGCGAAAAATAAAAAAGAATTAGCAGATAAGTCTTTGGTTGATGAAAAACCACGACCATTGAACCCATTTGCACTACCAAAGTCGTACGCTAAAAAACGCAGACACGTCGAAGTGAAGGGAACGAAGTTCTTAATTCTTTGCGATTTACACTTTCCATATCAGGACAACGAAGCTATTGAGTGCGCTATCAACGAAGGATTAAAGCAAGGTTGTGATTCAATCATATTGAATGGTGATGCGTTAGATTGTCACATGATTAGCGACTTTGTTAAAGATCCCCGCAAAAGAAAATTCAAAGACGAACTTTATTCAATCCGTCAATTTCTTGCGTCGTTAAGACACACGTTTCCGAACGCAAATATCTATTACAAAGAAGGCAACCACGAAGAACGTTATTGGAGATACATGAGAATTAAAGCACCTGAGTTATTCGACATCGACGCGTTCGACTTTCCTTCATTGACGCATTGCGACAAGCACGACGTGAAATGGATTGACGGAAAGAGCAAACTAAACATCGGAAAACTTTCAATCTTTCACGGTCACGAGTTCGGCAAACAATTCCTTCCGTCGGTTAACGTAGCGCGTGGTTTATTCATGAAGACTAAGGTGTCCGCGCTTTGCGGACATCACCACCAAACAGCAGAACACAACGAGCGCGACGCTAACGGAAAGTTTATCACTTGTTGGGGTGTCGGCTGCCTCTCTGAGTTGTCCCCAGATTACAATCCGTATTCAAAATACAATCACGGATTTTGCATTGTAGACAAAGGAGCGAATGGTAATTATAGCGTTAAAAATTACAGAATACACGAAGGAAAAATACTATGAACAGAAATATACTCGCTGCAATACTGTTGTTTTTTGGAACGTCTATTCTTTGGTTGCTACTTTGTTGGCATTGGTGGGGTTGTACGGATAAAAAGAACGTACAAGAAAACGTACAAACTCAAGATAGCATCATAAATTACAACGCAGGTGAATACCAGATGCTACTCGAAGAACAATTAGAACTACAAGAACAAATTGCTTATTATGAAAATGCTCAACTTACAGCCAAAACCACCTATCAAAGAACTCGTTCTGCTATTGTTGTTCGAGATACTATTTATAGGGTTGATGTTATCCATTTAGTGAACAGTTGCGACAGCGTTATTGCGTCCGATTCTCTTGTTATTGACAACTTGAAAGAACAATTAAACATCGAAGAAGAAAAGATTGACAACTTGCAAGAAGTGGTCGTTGCTTATGAACAGAAAGAAGACATATTGACCGAAGAAATAAACACTTTGAATGCTGAAAAGAAAAAGTTGGAGAAACAAAAAAAGCGCAGAAACCACGCCTTAGTTGTAACATCGTCCGTCGCTATTTTGTCAACGTTTGTTCTGTCAATTTTACTTTAGATTCAGGAATAAAAAACTTCATCGAGAACTGGATTGCTTCGCTTAAAAAAATGTTGCGACTGTTCTCACCTCTCTTTTCGTCTATCTCGTTCCACAGGTCTTTGTGTAAGTACACGCAGATACCTTTCTTAGTTTTGCTCTGTGCCATTTGTTCCATTTTTAGACATCATTGAACCTATCATTAACGCTAAGTAGATTTTCTCTTTTGCGTTTAAGTCTTTCCGCTGTGAAAGTTCCAGAAGGATGTCGCCGAGAATCTTTCCTTGTTGAAAGTAGGTTGCGATTGAATTGACGATTTCTCGCTCACGATCGTAAGTCATTTTGAGCGTTTCATAAAGGGGTGTTTGTTTCATTCTTGTTTGTTTTCTATTTGTTGTTTTACTTTATAAGCCCATTCAATTACTTCTTTATGTTCTGTCATATGTTCAATTAACGCATCTAATTCAATTTGACACGCGTGTTTTATTACTTTTACAGGAGTGTTTGGATTACGGGCGCTGCTTCTTTCAAAAATTTCATCAGCATATTGCTGTATAAATTGCTCCATTGTTAAACCTTTACAGGCTTCTTCTATTTCATCGTACCCAAAGGCTTCTGTTATTTTCATTATGCTAAATTATTAAATTGTTTTTATCCTACAACGTATTGTCCATAACTTGGATTGAGTTCGAAGTACATTCGCATCATGATAGCGTCGGCAACGTCTGGACTAATTCCTTCGCGGTTCTTGATAACGTCCTTCGGTGTTACCTGCAACTTTCCGTCTACGTCAGCGCGGTGTCGTTTAATCATTTCGAGCTCACGAACTATCTGTTCTTTGCGTGTACTGGATAGAATTGTGAGCCGATTCTCCTCTACATATTGAGCCAATTTATAGTAACACTCGCTTTTCAAATTTTGGTATTGTGGATGCTTTGGTTTTGATCCATTGACGAACCCACGACACTTAAGAAAATCAACTACTCCACCACCTACTCCGTCTTCGTCGCACACTACGTCTTGTAACAAAATGTTGTGTGTATTTGTTACGACGCGTATGCGGTTAACGACTTCGTCCAACGCAGCACGATTCATTTCAATTATGTCGATGATAGTTAGACCTTCCCAAACGCAGATGATTGTCCTGTCCTTACCAAAACGCGCTATATCGGCTGTGATATACTTCTTTCCTTCATTGATTACTTCGTTGCGAAACATTCGAAGTAAGTTCTCCGTTTGAAACAACTTGTCGCTATCGTCGTCGAACTCCCAGTTGCCTTCTAAAAGTCTTTTGCGGTCGTATTCAGGAAGGCGTCGGAGTGATTCAATGTAAGCAACAGGAAGAAACGGATTGTCCTGCGGTAACGCTTGAACAAATGCGCGGTGTGAAGGTAGTTCGTTGCGGTTATTCTTCATGTAGAACTCGTTGTAAAGCCACCCCTTCGCAGGATTGCAGGACAAGAAACCTTTTGGAATTAACCCAAACTCGTTTAGTTTATAACGGCATCTGGAGTGAACAATGCTTACCGCTTTTTCTGTTACTTCGGAACACTCGTCAATAAAGTAGTCTGTAATTTCTAACGAACCAAGACTATTGAAGTTAACGTCCGAAGGGTACGCGAATA